GGCGGAGTTAAGAAAGATGTCAACGAAAATACATTTGCAGGAATGTCTCTATGAGCACAATAGCTACCAGCTCTGAATGTAGTAACTGTGGAGCAGAGTATAGTGTAAGTTATGATGATGATCAGTTTGGTATAGGTACAGAGGATCCAACGTTTTGTCCTTTCTGTGGTACTGAACTTGATCAGTTTTATGTTGAAGATGATATAGAAGAGTTGGACTTTGAAGAATAAAACACTGAAGCATTGGTTTGATTACTATCAGTGTGACAAAAGTAGTTCCCATAGCTACCACGTGGTATATGAACCATACCTAGATAAATTCACAACACCTTTTAACTTACTTGAAATTGGAATATTCAGAGGTGCATCGAGTAGAGCATTTATAAACTGCTACGATAACGTGCACTACTATGGTGTAGATATATTTGATAGAGAAAGTGTTGATATTGTAAGTGATCTAGAGGATAATCCCAGATTCGAATTTTTAAAAACGGATTCCACTTCCGACACTTCTACTAAGTTAATTAAAGACGGTTGGGGCGACGTATTGTTTGATATCATTATCGATGATGGCTCCCACCTTCATGACGACATTACAACAACGTTTGCTAATTTCTATCCAATGCTGAAAGTTGGTGGGACGTACTTTATTGAAGATGTTTTTCCTAATACTTTTGAGGGATTGGTCTTTACCGATAACAAGTTAACTGGACAACGTAATTACTTTTTAGATAACAACAATAAGTTTAACGATAAAACTTTTAGTAATCTCTTAGATACGATCGAAGGCGTTACTCCATCTACTTTTGAACACATTGACCTTCGAGTGCAAGACAACAGAACTGATAGCTACATTCTAAAAATTACAAAATAGGAGTTGACATGAGCTGGACCTACCAAGGCCAGCCATTTACATCTAATATGATAGGTGACAATATCGGGTTTGTATACCAGATAACTAATTTACAAAATGGAAAAAAATATATTGGAAAGAAGTGGTTTTGGTCTACTAAGAAACTACCTCCGCTTAAAGGTAAGAAACGTAAGCGAACGGTAAAGAAAGAATCCGATTGGATGAAATACTTTGGCTCTAGTGAAGAGGTAAAGTTGTTAGTTGAACAGCACGGTGAAGATAACTTTCAGAGAGACATTCTTCGCTTGTGTAAAACTAAAGGTGAATGTACGTATTACGAGGCCAAATTTCAGTTTGACTTTGACGTGCTTTTGAGGGATGATTACTACAACGAGTTCATTGGTTGTAAGATCCACAGCAAACATTTATGAATAAGATTGTATTTTTTAGTGATTGGAAAAGGATGTATAAGCATCCGACCCCACAATGTGAGCCTTTCGTAGAAGTTCCTTTTAGTGATATCAATTACCACAAGGATGCTGATGCATATGTTCAGATTAACATTCAGCACCCATATCATGTAAAAGAACCTTTTCGTGAACCTTTCTACAACTTCATTAAAGACAGTGGTAAACCATCTATAGTATTTGAGTCTGCTGTATTCAGACAGAACGTCAATGACAACTTCTTTAAAAAGTATTTTAGATTCTCTTGGAATAGCTTTTTGTGGAACGAAGGTAACTTTGGACCGATGGGTAACGGACCAGACAGATGGGAACGTATCCAGAAAGAGCATGATATTGAAATAAAGCCCTGGCGTGACAAGAAAGGCGAGTATATCTTAGTTGTACTCCAGCACGTTATTGATACTAGCCTTGTTCGAATGATCCAACAGTACGGATCTTACTATAAGTGGTTACACAATTGTATCAGTCGTATCAGAGAAGCTACAAATCTTCCGATTGTAATCCGTCCTCATCCAAAGCATGGGATGTATTCTAACTTCTTTGAAGCTCACATGGTGCCAGAGGTTTTAGAGTTGTTTCCCGATGTCCATTGGTCCAGCAACCAAGGTTCGGAAGGTCTTAACGGTGGCAAGTATCTTCAAAAGGATTTAGACGATGCACATGCTGTCGTTGGTTGGACGTCTAATGCATTGACAGAAGCAGCGTGTTACGGTGTACCTGTCTATCCAATGTCACCTGGCTCAATGGCAACTCCAATAGCATCATATCATCTTTCAGAGATCGATAAAGTACATAAGATGCCAGACCGTCAACAGTGGTTAAACGACTTGGCATACTGTCAGTGGACCTATGATGAAATAAAAAATGGAACAGCGTGGGATCATATTAAAAATGCTGAACTAAATACAAAAGACGTATAATTCGGAGAGTAGCATGTCAGAATATTCTAACGAAGAGCTCGAAGAACAAACCTTACAGTTGTATCAAGAAATGTTTAGTATGGTTATGGAAAAGTGTACTACCCATAGTAGTATTGCAGTAGCTGGTACAATGATTGGTTTAGCTATGAGGTTATATCGCACAGCTTTAGATGATAATGATTATATGAACATGATGGAATACATTACAACCAATCATGATTTAATTGAACCTTTTTCTCTTATGGAGTTTGAATCGCCAACAGTACATTGAGGTGAGTTATGAATGATGATGTGAGAATTTTTATTGGTTCCTCTTCTAACGGAGAGGATGCAGAAATTGAATGTGCGTATGAGTACAGCTTGAGACAGAACTGTACTCGTGAGCTTGATATTGTTTGGATGCGACAAACAAACGATACAGACAGCTGGTGGGGTGGATGGAACACTCCAATGTGGTCCACTCCTTTCTCTGGCTTTAGATGGGCTATCCCAGAGTACTGTGAGTTTAAAGGTAGAGCAATCTACACTGACTGTGATATGATCAACTATCGTGATATGGCTGATCTTATTGATATTGACATGGAAGGAAAGCCAGTCGCAGCCAGGCGAGGTAATCGTTTTGGCGGTCATGAGTTTTGTGTAATGGTATTTGACTGTGCTGCGTTTGAACAATACGCTTTGCCAGTAAGCCGAATGAAAACTATTGCAGAAACCCACCACAGGTTTATTCGTAAGTTTTCTGGCAACTCTGATCTGGTACACGACCTTGATCCAAAGTGGAATGTACTAGATGGAGAGAACTATCGATTAAATGACATCTACCAACTACACTTTACCAATATGGCTACGCAGCCATGGCGTCCTGGTTGGTATACTGGCCAACCAAAAGAGCATCCAAGAGAAGATGTGGTAAAGGAATTTCAAACCTACGCTTCGTATGCTTCTAACTTTGGTTTTGATTACAAGGCACTGAAGCAAGAACTTCAAGAAAACAATGTACAATACAATATTATAGGCCGATGAAAGTAACAATATATGGTAAGTCTGCCAACCATCCAAGGTTTGAGCAGACCTTGATGAAGTTTGCTACTGGTGTTATTGATAGTGGTGACGATGCATTCTTATCCTACGACGAGGACTACTACGACTGTGATGTAGCTGTGATCTTTGGTTCGTGGAAAGATCGCGACATGACTCACCACAATGTCAAACGTAACATAGTTAGCAAAGCTAAGAAGTTTATAGTACTTGAGACTCCTCTTATTGGTCGTGGTCCTGTAAAGGATGTCATGGATGATGACTGGTACCGGATTGGTATAGGTGGCTTCTTAGCGGATGATGGTATCTTTCACAATGGTCATAAACATGGTTCTACTAGATGGGATCTTATCCGTAAACATTTTGGTATCAAGCTACCAACCTATCACGTAAACGGCAATCAGAATATCGTGGTTGCATTGCAACTTCCTCAAGATGCAAGTCTAAGAGGAGCAAGCATTGAAAAGTGGTGCCGCGACACTTGTATGGCCATTCGCACTCAGACAGATAAACCTATCATTGTAAGGTTACCTCAGCTTCAACGTAACTGGGACGTAGAGCCATTGGAAGTAGTAAAGAATCTTCCTAACGTATCCTTTCAGATGGGTACTGCTGACAACCTTATTCCAACGTTGAAAGAAGCTAGGTGCACAGTGACATACTCTAGTGGGTTCGCCATCGATAGCTTGCTTAACGGATGTCCAACTATAGCGATGAATCCAGCTAGCTTTGCGTACGACATTGCTCCTAACACTGTAGACGACATTGACAACCCAAGGTGCCCTTCTAGAGATCAGTGGTTATATGACTTATCGTATTGCCAGTGGCATGTAAGTGAAATAGAAAACGGACTGCCTTGGAGGCAGCTGAGAGAATTGTTATGACAGATCATTTAGGTGGGCACCTCAACCGAACCAATATTGATGAGGGTGCGTTACAGTGGCTAATCGATACCTTTAATCCAATTTCATTTCTGGATATTGGATGTGGTCCTGGTGGTATGATTGAACTGGCAGCTAGTAAGAACCTGTTTGCTAGAGGTATAGATGGAGACCCTACAGTAGCATCACCCGACATTGTTACACACGATTTTGAACTAGGTCCTGTTGACATGCTACACGACGCATTGGGTGGTGTATACGATATCGGTTGGTCTGTAGAATTTGTAGAGCATGTTTACGAAAAGTACATGGACAATTACATGCCTGCCTTTCGAAATTGTAAAGTTGTAGTGATTACGTACGCACCTCCAGGCACCCCTGGACACCATCACGTCAATCTCCAAGAAGAAGATTACTGGATAGACAAGTTCAAGGAATATGGTTTTACATACAACGCAGAGATGTCTTCGAAGCTTCGCGAATCGTCGACGATGAATCTTAAAAAAAAGAGTCACGAAAAAAGATTTGTGCAAAAAAGAGGTATGGTTTTCCTCAATGATTCTTTCTGATCTGAACAGAGACCACGGATTAGTATTGCCACAATTAAGCGACTTGGGTTTAACAGAGTCGCTGTTCCCTGACGACATTAATATAATGCCGCTTGAGAATGCATTTTATTCTTATCGGTCTAATGAGTTCAATGCAGCTTACGATAAGTTTGTAAAACAAATTCTAATGCATGTGTCTCTCACACCCAATCAACTAGAGATTGTTAAAGCTCAAGGCAATCGAATTAAAAAGACAGCGGCTATTTACTTTGACTCATGTAATAAGCAGGTAGAGCGCAACGACCTACCAGATAGCGAGTTATATCAAAAGTTTGATGAAGACGGTTGTGTAGGTTTTAAGATTAATGAAGATGAGATGTACAAGTTAAGGACTGCTTGCTCAACTGACGTACACAAACTTCAAGCTCAACCTAATCGCAAAGCCGTTCCTACAAAGCATGATTCGTATGATCGAATAAAGGTTTTAGATCAAAACCACTTGGCGTTTAGTTTGGTAGATAAGTTGTTCAAGATGCACGGTGTGTTTGACACCGTGACCAAATACAATAGAAGTAAAGCTAACTTAAAATTAGATACTGTTGCTCTTCATGTTGCAAGGCCCGATGACACACATCACTATCAGACGCTAAGCGATGTACCTGGTAGTCCTAAGACAATATCTTTCCACATGGATCCAAAGTTCAATGTAATGAAAGCTATATTGTATTTGTGTGACGTTACCTACTATAATGGTCCCTTCACTACAATACCTAAATCCAACAGATGGTATCATCCTGAGTTCGAGAGGATCATTGCTTGTGGCAATAGTGTAGGTAACTATCTTAGTAGCCCTGATCACCGAAAGGCCATGTCTATCTTCCCTGACGTTATGACAAAGAACGTAATCATGGGTAAGTACTTTAAAGATGGAAGCGCTTGTTCAAATATACTGATGAAACAACAACATAAGTATTTAAGTAAAGAAGCAGATTGTATTCTGTTTGATCCAGCACAGACAATTCACAGAGGCGGGTTGTGTGATGAAGGTGAGAGAGTCAATTTACAAATTATTATGAGGTAATCATGTTATCTGAAGAAGTACTTGAACGTCGAAAGTGGAAGAATCATCTTTACAACAAACTTCTTACCAGCTCTATCCTTAGACTACTACCAGACTACATAACACCCAACACACTTACTATCGATATAGGTGGTAACAGTGGGTACCAAACATACTTCCATGCAAAGTATAACAATGTAGTAACCTACGAGCCAGTGCCAGATTTGTTTAAAGTTCTAAAGTTTAACCTTGAAGGTTTAAATAATGTAACTTTGATAAACAAAGCGGTGAGTGATAGTTGTAAAGATATAACTCTCCATGTAGATGTCAACCGGTTATCGATGACCAGTCAGATAGCCTTAGTAGACAGTACCGAGATGGTCGTGCCAGCTATTTGTATTGATGATGAAAACTATGAAAATGTTGGCTTTATAAAAGTCGATGTAGAGGGATTTGAGCTCGATGTATTAAAGGGAGCAGTAAACACCATTGAAAAGTGGCGACCTACAATGATGGTTGAAGTTTACCAACCATGGTGTGACAAGGTAGGATTTGACTGCAGTGAGATATTTGATTTCTTTGTTGACAGGGACTACCGTATACTGTATTATGACTGTGAGCAAGTTAAAATGGTTGAATGTGGTGAGGCTGGTTTCACGGACGTAGCTCAGGCTGTGGAGGCCGTTCATAAATTACATCATCTTCACGATGGTGACTTCCTATTCGTGGCAAACTGATGAGTCATTTTTCATTAACTAAAAAGTTTATCTTTATCCATGTTCCTAAGACTGGTGGAGTAGCAATGCTCGACTATCTAAGAAGGACAAAGGACTTACAGAAAGTACAGGACCTTAGAGACGAGCTTGGATTTAGACGTTCTGGTTGGGACGATAACCATTACTACTACAGTACAACTGTAAATACTTTGATGGAAATTTACGGTGGCATTTATGACTTTAATGATTGGACAACCTTTGGTGTAGTTCGTAATCCGTTTCAGAGAATGGTATCAATGTATCTTCATAGATTGCGTAAACCTAAGTACAATACTGACGCCGATCAGAAAGTATTAAACAAGGGATTTGAATACTGGCTGCTAAACACTCAACATAGAGCAGACAAGCACATTACGACCAGACCACAAATGGAGTGGTTTGACACTTGTATCAATACACAAATTATCTGTCAGAGCAAACTAAACACAAAGTGGTTGAAGGAAGTTAGTAACACTCAAACAATTGAAGGATCACTTCCAGTAAAACACACTAGTAACAAACCAATCGATAGTTACGACCACTACCACACTACTGAGACTGTTGACTTTATTGAAAAAGTGTTTGCAAGAGATATTGCGTGGGGTGGATATAAGTCACCTAAAGTATTGTATGATGTATGAGTACTGTGGGCAATACAGCTCTGCTTCCGTATGGGGTAACTCCATCTGCTCCACCTATTGAACTTCCAAAGGTCCAGGAGTTTAAAGATGATCGGGGACGTAATGCCGAGAAGTATTTTCAAAGTGAAATCGATCAGTTAAATGAAAAATATCAGAGGCTAGTAAAGCTAGCCAACGATACACAAATGGTGTACAATGCGCAGTACAATTTTGTTCCTAAAGTAGGTACTACCTACTATCTGTACTGGACTGGTAACGATTACTTGCTTTCAATTATTGAAAACTGGAAATGGGATAAGCATGAGTTTGTAGGTGCTTATCAATTAACAAGCGATAATGTTTGGGTGAGAAAGAATGGGACTAGGTGATGACATGATGTGGCTTGGCGAAGCTGCAGAGGTCCACAAACAAAATCCAGATGCTGTTATTCATGATGGACGTGAATATAGTCCGATGTGGAAAGGGCACGATTGGGTTGTTGCTCCCGATTACAACGGACCAAAGAAGAAGATAAAGGTACCTAGAAAGCCTGGTGGTAATAGATGGTACATTGAAGGTTGGGGCCCTGGTAAGATAATCTACAAAGAATATCAACCAAAGCCAGCACCGTACATTGTTTCTAAAGAAGAATTGGAAAGAGCCGAGGACATTCTCAAACAACATGGTGTTGACAAACACTTTGTCATTGTAAATCCAGACACAAAGAATACCACCCTATCCACTAACAAGGATTGGGGATTTAAACGATGGCAAGAGCTAACCAATCTTCTTAGCGATCATATTCAAGTCGTTAGAGTAAAACCTGGTAAGTCTGTAAACGATGTGTCTGGTCATGTAGAGTATGGCCAGAAAATGCTTGACAATGCGATCAATATAGTGGAAGATGATGTCCGTATTGCATTTGCTATAATGTCTTTGAGTAGCGTTATTGTAACAAGCGAAGGAGGTGTACATCACTTTGCTGCTGCTGTACAGGTTCCGGCTTACGTAATATACGGTGGAGTTATTCACCCAGACCAAACAGGATATTCTGGAAGGGATCAAACGTATTATTTTGTAGGAGACAAACCGTGTGGTAGTCAAGTACAATGTAATCACTGTAAAGATGCAATGGCTGCAATCAAACCACAAATGATTTATGAGGATGTGCTGGAGGAAATAAATGGCATTTGAATGGAATCGTATTCACAAGTCTGAAGAGTACTTGGAACGTATTATTAACGAGTTAGTGTTCGAACAAGTAACCGAACACTACGCAGTAGATTCAATTGAAGAGCTTACTAGAGATCAAGTTGCTGAGCTCGAGTATTTCAGAGATGAAGTCCTCCACGAGTACAGTCCTTTGCAGATTGGTTTTTCAGATGTAATACAGATGTGGGAATCGGAGAACTGGGATGAAGCAAGGTAAGGTTTGGGGTGAAACTAAACTGGTAGCGTTGGTACCAGGTGTATTAGAGTTTCACCGTATTGAGGCAAAGAAAGGTGGTGTATGTAGTAAGCATGCTCACCAAAGTAAGACCAACGGCTTCTTTGTAGAGTCTGGTAAGCTGTTGATTCGAGAATGGCAGAACCGATATGACCTTGTCGATGAGACCATCTTGGAAGCAGGTGACTACTGTATCGTACCTCCTGGTGTGTACCACCAGTTTGAGGTTCTGGAAGATTGCATAGCATTTGAGCTTTACTATGCAGAGTTGGTAGGGGATGATATCGTAAGAGAAAGTGTGGGGTTCAAGCAATGATCACCATTTATTCACGACCTGGATGCAAGTGGTGTGAGACATCTAAGTCTATTCTAGAGTTAAAGGGTATTGAGTACAATGAACTAATGCTCGATGTAGATATTACAGTCGAACAACTTAAACAGTTAGTACCTGGTGCCAAGTCTGTTCCTCAGATAATGGATGATAATATCTACGTTGGTGGTTACAAAGAGTTAGTTGAGTATTTGGATACAAAGTGAAAATTGGTATTGTTGGTTATGGTCATGTTGGCAAGGCAACTCACAAGTTGTTCCCTGATGCCCAAATATATGATCCTGCCATCCACAAATATGGAACTCCTCTCAGGAACATCGACATAGCCTTTCTTGCTGTTCCAACTCCCTGGAATGGTAAGGAACTTGATTGCTCGGCTGTAGAAGATGCTCTGTGTAAAATACCTTGCGAGCTAGTTGTAATACGCAGTGCAACTTACCCAGGATTTGCAGATGAAATGTCTGTAAAATACAACAAGCGAATTGTGATACAACCTGAGCACTTGGGTGAAACTCCTAATCACCCAATGACTCATCTTGGGGAAAGGCAGTTTATGATACTTGGTGGGTCAGCTGAAGATCGTAGAAAAGTGATTGAGTGTTATGCATCAGTGTACAATTCTAATATTACAATTAGACAAATGTCTGCCAAAGAAGCTGAGTTTGTAAAATTGTCCGAAAACAGGGCTATCTTTTGGAAAGTGATGCAGTGCCAAGAATTATATGACGCTTGTGAAGCAGCTGGTATTGATTACTACACTGTAAGAGAAGCTGTGTATGGAGATGACCCAAGGCTTGACTTATGGTTTAGTTTCGTGTACCCTGACAGCAGAGGTGCAAACAGTAAATGTATTCCTAAAGACGTACATGCATGGAATCATTTTTGTGAAAGCGTGGGACTAGATGCCTATGCTACTAAACATCTTCTAACCTACAATGAGACGCTAGTGAGTAAATCGAATGAGTACTAAGTTAAAGATAATTGACGATGCACCTAAAATGGAAGCTGAAGGAGATGAGTTTTCATTTGGTGGTGTGACTACTGATGAGCTATCCAAGAATGCAATGGGTGGCACTGAAATGATGAAGCATGGTCTGTATGACCGTCTCGATCCGGAGTTGCGAGACAAAGTGCAAATCATTTGCAGTCGTGTTAGAGAAGTTGATAGTAATCGGCCAACAATTTTGTGGTTGCACGATATGTTCAATGATCCAGAAGCTCAACATTTGCAGGATGCAGAGCAACGCGCGCGCTTCGATAAGTTGGTGTTTGTTTCTAACTTCCAAAAGACACAGTATGAACTCGCATACGGTTTAAAGCCAAGTGAGTATGTTATCTTAAAGAACTGTATCAAACCAATTGAAGCTCACGTAAAGCCTTCTCCAGCAGATCAGATTAACATTATCTACCACACTACACCTCACCGTGGATTAGATATTCTAGTGCCCGTATTTGAAGAGCTGTGCAATCACCATGACAATATTGTACTGGACGTATACTCTAGTTTTAACATTTACGGTTGGGGTGAACGAGATGCTGACTACGAGCATTTGTTTGAGAAGTGCCGTAACCACCCAAAGATAAATTACCACGGCTATCAGCCTAACGATGTAGTGCGGGAAGCATTAAAGAAAGCACACATCTTTGCATTTCCATCTATCTGGCCAGAGACATCCTGTATAGCTGCTATGGAGGCCATGTCGGCTAGATGTGCTGTGATCGCACCAGACTTTGCTGCTCTACCGGAGACACTGGCTGGCTTTGGGATTACATATAGCATGCATGAGGATATTAATGTACATGCCAACATCTTTATCCAGGTACTTAATCAGACCATTAACCAAATGAATACTGATGCTATGGATAACCGACTTGACTTTCAAAAAGCCTATGTCGATGGATTTTATACTTGGGAATCAAGAGTACCTCAGTGGGAGTCGTTAATTCAAAGCCTGGTAAACAGGGCAACATAAATATGTTGATGGGTAATGTAATACAGTTTCCAGGAACTAGAATAGATCCTGTCCAACAACAAGTTGATGACTTCTACGAGAAGGAGCTATCCAAGGCCTTCATTGAAGATTTCGTTGATAAAGTTGGACATGGTCTAGTAAACGAATTACATAACAATGGTTATGATGTAGATGATGAAGAGTTCATAGTAAGATATATGTACTCACTGGAAGTTGTTAAATCCGTACTATATAATAGTAAGAACATTGACCACATCCTTACTAGCAGAATTGGTAAGCAAGCAAGAAAATATTTTGAAAATGAAGTGACGGAACAATGAATGAATCAATCTATGAAACCCTTCTAAAAGTAGCTAAACTCGATGGTAACAAAGCAAGGTCTGAAGCACTATCTGCTTATCAGAATGACTTTCCTATTAAAGTTATTCTTGATCTTGTCTACAATCCAAACATAAAGTTTCTACTTCCAGAGAGCGATCCACCCTATACTCCTGTCGACGAAGGCATCGATGCACAGAATGTGCTTAAAGCAGACATTCGTCGTTTAAAGTACTGTCTAAACATTCCAGACGGAGAACAGCTTCGTCCTCACAAACGTGAGCTTATGTTTATTCAAATGCTTGAAGCTGTCGATGCTAAGGACGCTAAACTTCTTTTAGCTGTAAAGAACAAGAAGTTGCCACCTGAGCTCAAAGACATAACAGAGAGTGTAGTGAGGAAAGCGTTCCCTGGGATTGAAGAGAAATGGAAAAAGTAGCTTTTATTATTGGCAACGGTCCAAGCAGAAAGAAGTTCGACATAACAAAGCTAAAGGGTAACGGAACAATATACGGGTGCAATGCCTTGTATAGAGACTACCCTGATCTTGTTGACTACTTAGTGTCAATTGACCCTCCGATTATAGAGGAAATAACTGCTAGCGATTTCCCAAAAGAAAAGTTTATTGTACCCCCATTAGAAGAGCAGTTTGAGGATCCTCAATATAACCAGTATCAGCGTTTTAGATCAAATGCTGGGGTCAATGCTATGCTGGAAGCAATAAAAGCGGGACACAACGTTTTATACTGCTTAGGATTCGACTTTATGATTAAGTCCCCTAAGATGTCACTTGGAAATCTTTACGATGGTACTAACGCATACGGCCCTGAGACGCGTTCTAGGTACAATGATAATCTAAATAGAGTAAAGTACATGCAGTTTATAGCGCATAAGTACAATAAAGTGAAATTCAAGTTTGTCGTACCTAGGTTCGGCAACAAAGATGAGTACCATAACTTGAATGCAAAAAATGTGTTTGGTGTATTCTACGACTCATTTGAGCAGTCATTGCAGCAAGATGTTGCGGAGGCCGCTGTAGGATAATGCCGACCTATACTTTCAAAGATACCAACACCGACGAATACTTCGAAGAAATCATGTCCTATGATGAGAAGATTCGTTTCTTAGAAGAATGTCCCTGGATAACCTCTGTGCTCAATGGAATTAACATTGTGGCAGGCACTGGCATGGATTCTAGAATTAAGAATGATGACGGATGGAACGAAACCCTACAAAAGATAGGTGAAGCCCATCCGTCTAGTGACTTAGCTAATCGTTATGTTAAAAAGACAGCGAAGGAAGCAAAGACTGAAAACGCTGTAGCGAAATGGAGGCAAACCCGTCAACTACAACAATAACTAGGAGCTACAATGTCCGATCTCGGTTTAGCTTATCAAGAGTACGATTTTTACGAAGAATTATTCGAAAAGCCTAAAAGGATAAAAAGAAAGAAAGAACCGATTAAAAAATTCCAACTTAATTTAAGGATGGTACCGGCAAGAACTACTAACCAGCAAATTGCATATGATTACTTTGAACAAGAAGAGCATCTGATTCTTCATGGCCTTGCCGGCACTGGTAAAACCTTTATCACATTGTACCTCGCTCTCAAACGATTGTTTGAACCTAATTGTTATCAAGATAAAGTAGTAATAGTAAGATCAGTAGTACCTACCAGAGAGATGGGTTTCCTTCCTGGTAGTGAAAGAGAGAAGATGAAAACCTATGAAGCTCCCTACCAAGCAATGTGTAACGATTTGTTTGGTAGAGGTGACGCGTATGAGATTCTAAAGACCAAAAACCAGATAGAGTTCATCAGCACTTCTTTCATCAGGGGCACTACAATGGACGACTCTATCATCATAGTTGACGAAGCTCAGAACTTGACCTTCCACGAGTTAGACAGTATAATTACAAGAGTAGGAGTTAACAGTCAGATTGTGTTTTGTGGTGACTGTGGTCAAACTGACTTAGACAAGCCTTGGGACAAAAGTGGTCTAGATCAGTTTATGAATATCCTTAATTACGTAGATGGATTTAAGAAAGTTGAATTTAGTTATGACGACATTATTAGGTCTGGCCTTGTGCGAGACTATTTGATTGCTAAAGATGGTTATCTGAATGACAATTTTGTATTATGATATCTTGTTACCTAATGAAACAGGTAACGTTGAAATTTCTTCATACCTTCGACCTTGTACAAATAAGTCATCATCGTGGTGGAATTCTCTTGATCTTTATCTCCAGGGTGCGAAGGATCTAGCTGGTTGGTTTAACCGATCTATCCGCAACGGAAATGATTTGTGGCAGTCAGACACTCCCTTTACTATAAAGGTATGTCCTGGTGTAGGTGATCTTTTTAAGGCTAGTTTTTTGGTCACGTGGCCATGTGACTGCTTGCTTTCTATTAATGGGTCGGATAGAGATACTTTTACATTTCATTATAAAGGTGCTAACTATGATAGTGGAGAGAAGTTAGTGAGTTTTTATTCTCATCCAACAGGACAATGGGAATCTAAATTCTCAGACATTTACCATGGCATGGTCAATCTTAAAATAGAGCTACCTGTAAAGTTGTGGAGTCCTAAACCTACACCCATGATGTTCATCAGTCCTGATTATCATCTTAACTACGTACCATATAGCGTAATGCCTGGGATCGTTACCTGTAAACACGATAAGGTTTATAATCTTAACATTAACACTATGTTCCCCTTACCAGAACCTGGAGAAACCGCTACGTATGAGTTTAAGGAAGGTACTCCTATATGCTACCTAACTATTATGAACGGAAATACAAGACCTACATTAAAACCTAAAAAACCTAAAAACTTTATTCGTAAAAAATTCTTGAGAGGCAACTACTAGTGTTTAATCACAATCCACCGTTAGACATTAGCGAGCTAGAAACCAAATCAATAGACGGTACAAGATACTATGAAACCCCAGATGGAAAACTATATCCGTCTGTCACTACCGTACTTAAAGACCTGTCAGCAGAAGGTATTGCAGCATGGCGCGCCAAGGTAGGAGCAGATGTTGCCAACCGTATATCAGCTCAAGCGTCTGCAAGAGGTACTGCTGTACATAAACTTTGTGAAGACTACATTGACAACAAAGAAGACTACTTGGATGGTCACATGCCAGCTAACATTGAGACGTTTAATACACTCAAAGGTTTACTAGACAAGTATCTTGATAACGTTGTTATGCAGGAGGTGCCCCTGTACTCTAACTACTTAGAAGTAGGTGGACGTGTAGACTGTATTGGTGAATGGAACGGCAAGCTGTCTGTCATTGACTTCAAGACATCCAAACGACGAAAGCGTAAAGATCAGATTGGTAACTACTTCATGCAAGCAGCTGCATACTGTGTAATGTTTGAAGAATTAACAAAGATTCCCATTACACAAACCATTATTCTAATGTCCGTCGATAATGACCATCCTCTAGTGTTTAAGTCTACTCGCGACGAATATATTGATCAATTCATGAAACAACGCGCAAGTTACCGCGACAAATACGGCCGTTGACCTAACCTTAATTTTCAAGGATGATGTCCGCCTGTTTGAGTGAGATTTTGTGATGGCTATTATATCTACTGGTTGTACGTATGACATGACTGGGCGCAAGCGTCGTAAGGCTAAGCCTAAGGGTGAAGTTTACAAAAAGTTCAAGCCTAAGCAAGCCCGTACTCATATTCCTCCTGCGCGAGCCTTTAGACGAGACGAAGGTGTCGAATACAAGTCTGCTGATATTGATTCGTGCAACACTGCTAAAACTAACACTAACGTGTACACCGGTGAGCAGAAGCTACTTGGTATCAGTACTCTCCACAAATCGTGTCTGCAACCTGTCTTCGACAAGCAGACAGCGATAGACAATGCTCAGATGAGGCGCAACTAATGTTTGATTATCTGAAGCACGTCGGTACTGTTATTGAGCACGTAGAGAAAGCTCTTCTTCTTTTTATTGTAATGGGTACAGTGTGGGCAGCTGGTTTTGACATCGTCCATATGTTCGACACACAAGGCAAGATGGCTCTTGCTGATTTGTTTATGCTCTTCATCTACGCTGAGATTCTTGGAATGGTTGGCGCCTTCTATAGCAGCCACCGCATTCCTGTCACACTTCCTTTGATCATTGCTATGACTGCATTGACTAGAATGATACTTCTTCAGACCAAAGGAGACGAACCACTTAACATACTTTTTGAAAGTATAGGGATTCTGGTTCTGGCTGTTAGTGCTCTTATCATGAGCTACAAAGACAAACTCAGTTTACATAAGAAGGAAAAGTATGGACTTGCGAGAGAAGATTAACCACCGCCTCGACACGTTACAAGAGATGTTGGAGAACAACGAACACCTAGATAAGCCCCAGGCAGCTGAAGCTTTGATACATCGTATATCTCCTTTCTGGAGCATCTTGTCTGAAGAAGACCGTGACTACGTACAATGTGCTCAGCATGCAATAGAAGACGGAGTTAAATGGGGTAAACCATGACTAAAGAACGCATGAAGGATCTTTTGATTATCGGAATGCTTCCTTTTCTTGTAGTAGCATATCAAACTACTGATTGGAGCTTTCTGAGTCCTCTCGATGGTCAAGAACGTAGGTGCGCCATCTATCATCAACATGCAAAACCATCTCATAAATGTGATGTTTACGACAAACCTAAATTATATTTTCATGATTAGTGTCTCGGGATGACTTCAAACTCGCCCTGGTCGGTACGCACCGTCACCTGAGTAAGTGAAGAAACTGCTCGTTTTATCGGGGATTAGCTCAGCTTGGTAGAGCGTCCGGTTTGGGACCGGAAGGTCGAAGATTCGAATTCTTCATCCCCGACCACTTCTTATAAATAACATACAATAATAAGAAAAATACCATGTATGTTTTTTGAACTTTGTAATACCCTATTCCTTTTGGGAATTCTATCTTCTTCCTGTCCCGTCCCAGATCACCCTGATCAAGGCGCCGTACTTGATGAGTACTGTGATGGCACTACGCTTGTCACTATTACAGCAGATGGACAGGGCGGTGAACTTTTTACTGAGCAACCCGAATCTGAAGCATGCGGTTACGTTCCACCGCCACCTCCTGCAGGCACACTGCTTAATTCTGGATGTTCAAAGGACTTCCCTGGTGTAAAGTGGTTTCAGTATGCTGATGGAGAAGGCGGTACATACTCAGAGAAGGACAGAAGGTCATATGAATGTGGTTTTAGTCGCCAACTAAACTTATCAACGGATAAAGAGTATGGTGATAGGTTTGATCCTGTCATAGTCAATGTAGACTACAAAGACATGCTCGGTCGAGATGAACCTTGGGGCATGGTACATCACTCTACTACTATAGGAAGAGCAGTCAGACTAGATCGAGATACAGTAGCCATCTATGGGGATGGACGTACAGGAGATGGTATCTTTACTTTAGGTGTGCAAGAGATACAGTTTCGTATTGAACCAGAACCAGTCTGTACAGTAGAAAACAGAGTAGACTGTGTAGGATACACACAAAGAAGCTCTCAAAATTATATCTACTACGGTGAAGATGACGACAAGATAGTTACATGGGAACTTGGTATATTGTTATATGCTAGTCATGCCAAATACGGTATAGACGTTCCTATTAGTGTTCTTGAAGAATACGATGTTGACAGTTACCAATGGCAAAGGTACGAAGAAAAGGTCGAAAAGTATAATGAGGTATATGAAAAGTCTGGCGTATACATTAGATACAAACTTACTAAGGTATATCTTGCTCACTGGCACACTACCGAGAACATAAAAAATATATCGGTTGGATTGCCGGTAGACATTGTACTTGGCAGGAATACATCATACCCAGATACGTGCGGGGTTGCTAAAGTGTCGACATACTTTAGTGAAGGCAAACCACCAGCATCTATGAGTAGATGTGACATATACACCGATCTACATGAGATGGGTCACTCTGTTGGACTTGCGCATGGTCCTGAGAATCAATCATGGGAGGCATCTGGTTACATCTTTCCCGACTTTGGCCACGGGTACAACGATATATGTAATCGCAAAGATGATTTGATGTCGTATGGGTATGAAGGATACTTTCACTCTAATTCAAATTTAGATTGTGATCAAATTTTTCCAGGCAACTCATATGAAGGAATCCCTGCAGGCGGCAAAGATTTTTCAGATACGGCTTACTCTCTTAACAGAGTAAGGTATAATGTTTCTCTTATACATAGAGAGAACGATTTTGTTGATGAGGACCCTAGACTACAGAAGATGTATTCTAGAAGTGTTCGTAAAGAGATTGAGGTAGTAGATTAATATGGCAGGCAAAGGAAGTAAACCAAGACCTATAGAAGTCGATCGTAAGACTTACGATGACAACTGGGATCGTATTTTCAATAAGGATAAAAAGAAAGATGTACGAGTACAAGTGCAGGATAGTAAAGATAGTAGACGGTGACACTGTTGATGTAGACATCGATCTTGGTTTTGGCATCTGGGTTCGAGACGAGCGTGTACGTGTACATGGAATCGACACACCAGAGTCTCGTACTAGAGATAAAGTAGAAAAGAAGTTTGGTCTTGCCAGTAAGAAGTTTGTACAAGACACTCTAAAGAAAGGTTCAATCCAAACTCTGGTTACACAGAAGCCAGGCGATGAAGCTAAAGGTAAGTTTGGCCGGATCCTTGGAAAGTTTAAAGTTTACGATAGTGTCACTGATAGTTGGATGTTTATGGGTGACATCATGATTCGTGAGGGGTACGCTGTTCCTTATCAAGGCGGATCAAAAGATGAGCTTGTAGAGATGCATCTAGCTAATCGAAACAAGCTAATCTCTAAGGGTGTTGTAACCCTGTGAAACCATTAGCTTTTTTGCTGGCTATCTGTTTGTCTGGTTGTTCTTCTCTAAGGTGGCCAGATGATGTTGGTGTTTCTATAGAAGATCTGGAAGGTTTTGGTAATCCAGAGGTGTTTGAATGTCAAATTACGTTCAACGGTGAAGTCCCAATAGTGCCATGTGTAATCGAAGTAACCGTTACTTGGCAGATATAAATATAACATTATAAAGTTGTTTTCGTAATCTACTGTGATTGATTTGGTTTATGTAAATTAATCAATCGAGGTGGAATATGAGCGACGAACCTATCAAAAAGTCCATACAGATCGATCTGGAAGTTGACACCAATGTAGTCAACAGTGGAACCAATCCATTCCAAAAGTGGATTTGGATGGCACACGCAATCGATGCCTGGAGGATCTTTCCAAGACTGTTCCTTACAGTTTACATTGTGCTTCTTTACAAGACCGTGATTTGGTATATGGAGTTACCAGATCCGTCTATGTCTCAATCTGGTCTTATCTCTGTTATTGTTGGTGCAGGCGCTGCGTGGTTTGGTTTATACGCAGGTACACATAAAGCTCCACCCTCCAACGACAAATAGGATCTAAGCCATGATGGAGATAGCCGCGGCCATATCAATGGCCAGCACGGCGTTCAATGCTTTGAAAAAGGGGATGGAAACAGGACGTGAAATAGAGGATATGGTGGACTACTTTGGTAAGTGGTTCGAAGCAAAGGATGCCTTGTCCGAACAGAACATTAACGTAAACAACCAGCCAGCATTTAAAAAAATGTTTTCTGGTAACAGCGTAGAAGCTCAAGCTCTGCAAGTGACTCATGCTAAGCATAAGATCAAGCAAATGGAGAAAGAGCTATACGAGTACCTTCTGTATACTGGTCAGCAGCAGTTTTACAATGACATGATGGCTGAACGCAGGGTCATTCGTCAAGCTCGTATAGATGAAGCTATAAGACGATCAGATAGAAGAAGGTTTTGGTTTGACCTTATTATCGGAAGTGGGGCAGTGCTTATCGCTGTAGGAGTCATTGTCGGCGTCTTCATGGCCATACTGTAGTTGACCTAACAACCAAGTGCCCCGATAATGGGCACTATGAAAAAAGATGCACTTAAAGAAGCTGTCACTGATACAGCACTCGCAGCGGCAATCAACGTGCCGCTCAACTATGTTCTTATCTCATTTGCGTTTTCATTGGAGTTGACTGCTTTGCAGTCGACTCTTTTGTTCACTTCGGTGTTCACTGTAATCGCCATAACGAGAAAGTATTACGTCAGAATGCACTTTGAACGCCGCAGTTTACGCGGCTGTTGACCTTACGTAAACTTTCCAGGATAGTGTCCTGGTCAATTGGACACAAAGAGAGAGATTTGTTATGGCACATATGGTTGAAACAATGGCATACGCTGGAGAAGTTCCTTGGCACGGTCTTGGTACAAAAGTACCTGCTGACTTAGGTCCTCTTCAGATGATGCAGAAAGCAGGTTGTGATTGGACTGTCAGCAAGCAGCAGATGTATGTCTTGGATGGCATTCCTGTTACTGGTAAGAAGGCTCTGATTCGAGACGGTGAAAACGATGTACTCGATATCGTCGGTGACGATTGGAATCCTGTACAGAACTCTGAGGCTTTCGAGTTCTTTCACGAGTACTGCATGGCAGGTGACATGGAAATGCACACTGCTGGCTCGTTAGACAACGGTCGTAACGTGTGGGTGCTTGCTAAGGTGAAGGAGTCGTTCTCTATCCTTGGTGATGATCAAGTGGACAGCTACCTGTTGTTCTCTAACCCTCACAAGTATGGCAAGGCTATCGACGTGCGGTTTACTCCTATCCGAGTTGTTTGCAACAACACTCTGACAATGAGCTTGAACGCTGACTCTAAGAACCAGGTCAAGTTGAACCACCGTACAGTTTTTGATGCTGACATGGTTAAGCAGACTTTGGGCATTGCTCACGATAAGTTCGCTAAGTACAAAGAAGTAGCAGAGTTCTTGTCTAGCAAGCGCTACACCAAGGAGTCGTTGGTCAACTACTACAACGAAGTGTTCCCTCACACGTATGCTGGTAGCAAAGGCAAGACTGTAGAGTCTTTCGATGACCTGACTAAGAACGCTAAGGCTGCTCATGATGTACTGCACACTCAGCCTGGTGCTACTAAGGGTGAAGGTACCTTCTGGCAAGCATTCAACAGTGTGACGTTTATGACCGATCACTTGATGGGTCGCTCTGCTGAGACAAGACTGAATTCAGCATGGTTTGGACAAAACCAGACTCGTAAGGTCAAGGCTCTGCAGAAGGCAGTCGAGTTCGCTGAGGCTGCCTAATTATGGGGACGAACGGAGGGGAAGGGTTAGCCACCTGTACCCCCTCGAAGTCGGCTTATTGAGAGCCCCTCCGTTCACTTTTTTTAGTATTAAGAATTCGTGTGCCATGGCCCCGCATGGATATACTTTTCAAGGGTCAAAATTGATTGAAGGATTTGTTATGCCTCATATATGTCAAAAAGTCGCCGCTTGGCGTACAGAAACACAACCGTTTGTGTTTGAAGTGAAACAGCATGTTAACTATGATGTTGAAGATGGTAAGAAAGTTTTTATCAATGGACGCAAAGCTAAATTGGTAACATCAGCTTACATCGGAGCATCGCAGTATCACGCTGGAATGTGCTGGAATGAGTATCGACACATTCGAGATACTTGTGGTAAGACTGCTACTGGTAACCAAGGTCAAAAAATGGTCGAGATGGTTAAGGATGCTGGTAGACGTTGGTGGAAAAGCCGAAACGAAAACAGTTTTACGTAAATAGTGAACGGGCCCTCGGGCCCGTTTTCTTAAACCGCATAAAACGTAGGTCTTTATTTTTATGCACTTTTGCAACTTTTTTGTAACTCCTTGTTTTGTTTAAGAATTTAGTTGTTGTCATTTCCACATTTAGCCCGGATGATGGACGGGTAAATTAATGAGGAATACCGATATGCAAGACCGACTTTACATCCCTGAGTTTTTCCAAGAAGAGGTTGAGTTCAGCCAGGCTTCTTTCTACTTTACTCACTGGGGCAACCGCACTGGTAAGGACTTGCGTTTGATCGACAAGTTGATTGACTTCGAGAAGTGGTACGACCTGACTCTTCGTCAGATCCACGGTAACGTCCATGATCGTTACAAGGATGCGGATGACTTCTTCGAAGAGTGGAAGTGGGAGATCCTTTACTTCAACAAGCTGTTCGAAGGATTCCGTCAGTTGTTTGCACCTAAGGAGGCAGCGTAATGAAAGCTATCATTCAAACTCAACACTTGGAGAACTACGCTTGGCGTGAGGATGGTACTATTGGTACCGGTGCTGAAGCGTACTGGAAGTACAAGGGTGGCAACACCTACATCTTCAACTGTACTGTTGAGGACAACATGAACCCCGAGTGGTGGGCTCGTGTTGAGGCTGCTTGCACTAGCAAGAGCGACTTCTTCGAGGAGTACTCTGTTGGTGAGACTGTGGTCGATGACATCGACTTTCGTGTCTCTGATCACTGTGCTGAGTGGGATGCTCCGTACTATGGTACGATCAAGGACGATCGTATCTCTTTTAACCGCACGACTGAGAACCAGCCTATGTCTGGCATGCGTGCTGAAATCGCTAAGGAGTTCACTGCGTATGACGTGTTGGACAATGGTGAGCAAGTACACCACGGTGTCTCCTTTGAGATGGTGAACGGTGACCAAATCCGTTACAGTGAGCTTCGTGCTTGGTTGGATGCTCACGTTAAGGAGGCTGCGTAATGAGTATTAATTTTAACAGGAACGAGACACCTTGGTACAGCCGAGGTGCAACTGGTGAGTACTTGCGTGACTGGGCTGACTGTCTGCTTCACGGCAACGGACCTCAAGACTGCTTAGGGTTTGCTAAGAAGGCAAAGCGTGCAGGTCTTACCGACGCTGAGGTCAACCAGGTTCTGCGTGAAGAGTTGGAGGAAGCGTAATGTTGTTACCTGTATTGGTACTAACAGCTTGGTTTGTTTATGTTGAAGTTGAAATGCCTAATCGGACCAACGAATGTCCGTATGCAGAGTACGCTTGTGAAGAAGAGGAGAGTGTGAGTGAGTAATGTTTGGTATGATATGATGGTCGATCGTTGTATTGACCAGGTTGACGAGCTGAGCGACCAAGAGGTCCTTCAGATGGTTCCTGACTACGTTGATTTTTGTGAGCGTAGTGACATTAACGTCAACATTGACGAGGCTCGTGACCTTGCTACTGACTACCTGTTTGGTCTCGAAATGGAGCGTTGTGCATAATGCATGACGCTCTGATCTTTATGGTGACCTATGAGGGTCAGTGGGACGGTCTGAAGGGTGAATCACCTTACAAGTGGACTGCCTTCGACCGTATAGATGCCGAGAAGCTAAAGGATGAGCTCGAGGAGAAGTATCCCGAGCGACAATGGTCAGTCAGTGAAAAGGATGTGTCATGAAGCACAACCCAGTTGCATTGTACTTAATGGCATCGTATGCTTACTATTATGGCGACGATCCCATTATGACTGATGGTGAATTTGATCAACTAGCCGTGTACCTGCTAAAGAACTTCGACAAGTACAAGTCACATCCACACTGTCCGACTCAGGATGATCTAAGAGCTGGCACTTACCTTGGTCAGTATCCAACCATTGTGCAAGTAGCACTTCAAGAGTATAGGAAAACAATGCGATGATTTACATAGTGTGGTGCAAGTCTCCTTTTGGAACTGACTTAATGACAGTGTGGGAAGAACGTCATCTTGCTGAGAGAGAGGCACAGTCACTTACTAAGAGAGACCCGGAGGCTTTTTATTTTATAGAAGCCTTGGAAATATCAACTAGCTTGAACTAAATAGTTTTATGAAGACGCGTACTAACAATCTAGTAGCTAAGCATGCCCGTAAGTTTAACAAGGCAGCAGTGCATGCGGACAGAAAAAAGCAGGCGCGTAGAGGTATCGTAAAACATAAGGGCAAGCTGTATGAAGCGCAACTATAGGCTTTGTTATCGACCATCGGAGGCACCAACACACCACATTCACGAAGTATTCTATGACGACCAAGACAGGGTCATATTGTACGAACGTGA